CATAACTGACTCCTATTTTAAAATCAAAAATAAGTTCAGTAATCTTTGAGGATTAACCGAACAGGTTTTCTGCTCCTTCATCCATCCCCTTCAAGATGTCAAAAACTGCATCATCTGGAGATTTGCTATCTGGAGCACTATTTGCATTACTCGCACTTGTTGGAATGTTGCGAACTGCCTGCATCTGATTAAGCATTTCTTTTTTTGTGTTGTTAGCAACATTAGCTGCTGCTTGTTCTTTATTCATAAGATAATATATATCATCAAATGATAAAGTTCTTTGTTCTGCCCATTCTTGCATTGCAGCCATTTGTTCTTCATTCATATTAGCTCTTTGCATAAAGTCTTGCATTTCTTGCTGTTGATTAACAGTTTCTAATGCTTGTTGATTCTTCTGCATTTCTTGAGCCAATCTTTGATTAACTCTTTTATCTGCTTCAGAATCTATCATCTGTTTTAGAGCTTTTGATGAATCCGAATTTGGATCTGTCATTGCTTCATGTGCATCAAACACAAAGTCTTCACCGAACTGCTTAATTGGATCAGACTGACCATTTATATGAGTCCTTAATGCCTGAACTGAATCAGGATTATTGCTCAAATGGTCGATCAAAGGTTGATATTTAGCATAATGCTGTAAAGCATCATTCTCTTTTTTCAATCTTTGAGCTTCTCTTGTAGAGTTAGAATACCTGTCTTTTAAAGTTTCGGCTTCTGCTCTCCAATCTACTTCCTCATTGCCAGTGTCTGCAGGGGTCATTTGAGTTACCTGTTCTGTTTCTGGTTGAGTGGGTTCTTCATCTCCATCATGAATTTGCCCATTTACTTGTTGTTCTAAACTGTCAAAAAAACTATCAGAGCCTGTATCTTCGGTATCGCCTTGCAATACTTCTTCAATTCCAGGGTTACTGTCGTTTTCTGTGTTCATTTATTACTCCTAATTTATTGTTGTTTTTTATCTTCTTGCAAACCATTTTGCAAATTCTTTAAAATATTTGAAAGTTCTTTCTTTTGATAGTCAGTTTCATTCTTCATTTGGTTTCTTAGATTCTTTTGTTGAGCTTCAGTTTGATGATATTCTCTTTCAGACCTTGACTTAACATCTTCTTTCTTTTTATGAATCTCCATTTCAGCAGAACGAACTTTGTCTTTAATACCAGCTTGAACAAGTTGTCTTTCAAGAGTTTCAATAGTACCTTCTTTATCTTTAAGTCTTTCTTCCATTCCTTGAATTTGACTTTGAAGCTGTTTAACTCTATCCATTCTTTCAGCAACTTTATCTTTATTTCTAATATCAGTTTCAGCTAATACTGCAAGTGGATCAATAACACCTGAATTAGCTAATTCTTTAAGCTCTGTTAAGTATGCCCATCTATTTATAGGCATTGTAGAGCCACCAATAATTCTTATATCAAACTTAGCAGTAGCATAATCATTCCACTTACCAATAGCTTGACCTAAATCATTGTATAGAGTTTTATTAATTTCAACTGTTTTTTCTTCTTGTAATTCAGAAGGTTGTACTATTCTAAATACTTTATGTGCTGTATATGTAGCTTGACTAAATTGCTTAATAACTTCACCCATATGAGCTAATGAAGGCTCTATAGAATGTTTCAACCAATACTTAACTCTTCTTGTTCCATATTCATCCATAGCAAGCATACCACGATAAGGCATATCTTGAGAAGCTGAAGTATCACCTTGTTGTGCAGAATATATACCTGCAAGATATTCAACATCAGACTTTCCTTGCTGAACTAATGAAAAGAAAGCATTTGAGAGTTGAGCAGGTTGAACAACTTGAGGCTGATCATATCCATGATTGACAGGTAATAGAGCACCTGGGGAGGAGGAATACTTTTCCCAAGTCTCTGCATCTATACTGCCTTCATAATACATCCATCGTAACGAGGAACCAAGAGAAGCATTATGTATCATAAGCTGATGAGCTTTGTTCAACTCTCTTTGCTTACCTACCAAAGGAGAAACAGCAGATATAGGGTAGGGTGTTCCTATCCACTTGTAGTGGAATGGAATTATAGGATATTCAGTTATCTTTTCAGTTAATATCTTTTCATACAGAAGTTGATCTCCTGCAACACAAGTAACTCTTATCCTTGAGTCGTGAAATCTAACTTGTTTAATTATACGAGAAGCAAATTGTTCATTTTGAGAGAGTATTTTAAATTCTTTTTCAGATACAATTTTATTATCAATTTTAGTCATTTGAGCTTCAATTTCAGCTTCAAATTCTTTTTGTGCAGTTTGTAGTTGATTCTGCATCATTTCTTGAGCATTTTTTAATTCAAGTTCATATCTTTCTTTAATCATTTGCCCTGATTGCAATGCTTGATCCATTTGTAGTTTTTGTTCAAGAAATTGAACTTCTAACTGTTCTTGTAACTTTTGCATTTGAACTTGAACTTGCTGTTGAACAGCTTGTAGTTGCTGAGGGTTTAATGGAACTTTATAGAATACATTTGTATAAGGTATTTTAACCTTTTCATAAAGTTCATAAAATTCAACTAATGGCTCATTTTTTCCCTCTATATCATAAGTAGATGTAATATCAGCTTGAAGTATATCTTTCTGGTGTGAATCCATTGCTCTTTCAGATAGGCTAAATTCAGATTCATTTGCAGAAGCTTTATTTATTTTTCTTACATGGTCTGGATATAATTTTTTAAGATGAGACTTAGGTAGCATCTTTTTAATCATTATATAAGCTGCATCTCTAAAAAGCATATCTCTTGACTTTGGATCAACATAGACATCAAAAGGATCTGGCTGATTTATAGTAACCTCACCCATACCATTATCTGCATCTTGGTCTACTGTTACATGTAAGTATCCTAAAGATTTACTAATAGAATCATTAATGCAATTAGATAGTAATGATTGACCATTGCTATTAGCCCAAATATAATCTGCCATATCACTAAATACAGCAGCTACATCTGAATCACTACCATCAACTCCTATAGCTTGCCATCTTGGATTAGAAGCAGTTGCATAGTAATTAAGCATCTCAACTACAGGAGTTATTCTATTAACAGTGAAAGTAGGCATACCTTGATCTTCAAGTGCTTTTTTCTCATGCTCAGATAATTGATTATCATTTGCAAAATCATACCCTTGCTGATTAATGTATTCCCACTGTGTTCTATGATGACTTTTAAGTCTATTAAAAAGTTCTCTTACTTTTTCAGCTTTTTTAGTAGCCATTATTCTCCAGCTTTATATCCTGAATGTGAATGAACTGCTATTGGATCGCCACCTGATGCATTAGGTGAATGTGTAGATACTTGACCACCATATTTATAAGTTCTCATAGGAGCTTTATGTGGTCGAGGCATAAATCCACCCATTTGAGCGACTGGAGTACCTGTATCTTTTACTTTAGTTCCTTTTGCAGCTTTTGCTTCTTCAGCAGTCTGAGAAGTATATTTTCTACCTTGCCATTCAAAGGTTTTTTTACCAGCTTTACGAGCTGCTTTGAAAGCATCTCTAAAGTTACCAGCAGATTTAGTTTTTTTGCCATATTTAGGATAAACACCACCTTTAGTAACTTCTAAGCCTTTTACATCTTTAGTTTTAATTTTACCAGACTGTTTGGCGACTTTGTCAAATTCTTTCTTAGAACCTACCTTTTTGTTTTCTATCTTTGCACCTGATTTTATAGCTTTTTCAACACTTTCTTGAGATCTTCTTCCCTTTTTTTCAGCTTGATTTTTAAGCCTTCTTTGCCTTTGTGGATTATTTGTCCACATTCTATCCCAGAAACTACCTTTTTTCTTTGGTTTGTTTTCATCTTTTGATTTATAAACTATAGGTTTTTCAGTTTTCATTTTACTCTTTGTACTACTTACTTTTCCACCGTTTGCCATTGTAGGTATCCTACCTTTCTTATTAATCTCTTCTAACACACCTTTGCCAAGTTTATCTACACTTGACTTTCTAATAATATATTCACCACCTTCTAACTCGACAGGCTGACTTCCAGCTACAACTGCTGGGATCCCTCCATTCTTATGTGAAGGACCAGAGAGATAACCTCCTTTTTGTTTTTTTCTTTTACTACCTATCATTCTTGACTTCTCCTTTCTTCCTTTATTTATGGAAGACTTTTCAAGTTTAATTCCATTTTTAGTATGAGATACATCTAAGCCATCTCCATTACCATATGTACCTCTTTTATGATTTTCTCTATTTAAAGCAGCTCTTTTTTTCTTTTGAGCTGGAGAATCTTGAAACTTTTTATACTCATCTTTATAGTCTCTTACTGCACCACCATCTTTACATTTCCAAGCTCTTAAAGATTTATTAATCCTTGAATCAGGATCATTAGCTGTTTTAGAAGATGTAAGCTTTTTTTTCATTCCACC